CCGCTCGATCGCGACGGTGCGCCAGGTCTCCGGTGCTGTGCTGAAGAAGCCCTTCGCGATCTCCGGCATGGCGTCCGGCTGGGTGGCCGAGACGGCGGCACGGCCGCAGACATCAGGCGCCCAGCTTGCCGAGCTCTCTTTCCCGACCATGGAACTCTACGCCATGCCGGCCGCCACCCAGGCGCTGCTCGACGATGCGGCCGTCGATATCGAGGCCTGGATATCGAACGAGGTCGATACCGTCTTCGCCGAACAGGAAGGGGCGGCCTTCGTCGCCGGCGACGGCGTCAACAAGCCGAAGGGTCTGCTGGCCTACACTTCGGTCGCCGATAGCGCCTGGAGCTGGGGCAATATCGGCTACATCGCCACGGGTGCTGCCGGCGGCTTCAAGGCGACGGGCGCCTCCGACACGCTGATCGACACGATCTATTCGCTGAAGGCGGGCCACCGCCAGAACGCCAACTTCGTGATGAACCGCAAGACCCAGGCCGAGGTGCGCAAGCTGAAGGACGCCGAAGGCCGCTACCTCTGGCAGCCGCCGGCAACGGCCGGAGAGGCCGCCTCGCTGGTCGGCTTCCCCGTCGTCGAGGCGGAGGACATGCCCGACATCGCGGCCAACGCGATGGCCATCGCCTTCGGCGATTTTCGTGCGGGCTATCTGGTGGTTGATCGCACGGGGGTGCGGGTGCTGCGCGACCCGTATTCGGCCAAGCCGTATGTGTTGTTTTACACGACCAAGCGGGTCGGCGGCGGGGTGCAGAACTTCGAGGCAATCAAGCTGGTGAAGTTTGCGGTGAGTTGAGTGGGTGAGGGGGGCGGTGGGTGCAGCCCCGAAGGTGGCAACGCTCTGCCGTGCAACCCCCTCATCCGACCCTTCGGGCCACCTTCTCCCCGTTGGGGCGAAGGGAAGATGGAGCGAGCGGCCCACTCCGAGTCTCTTCTCCCCAGCGGGGAGAAGGTGCCGGCAGGCGGATGAGGGGGCCACTTGCTCCAGCCTCTCAAAGGCACCCACCGACTACACCCATATCACCAGGAACCCCACCCATGACCTACGCCCTCATCACCCCACCCACCTCCGAACCCATCACCCTCGCCGAGACCAAATCCCACCTCCGCCTCGACGACACCAACGAAGACACACTGCTCACCTCCCTCATCCGCACCGCCCGCGAACATCTCGAGCGCGCAACCGGCCTCAGCCTCATCACCCAAACCTGGCGCCTCTATCTTGATTCAATTCCTGAAGACGGCGTGATTCAGATCGCGAGAGGTCCCGTCCAAGCCATTGAAAGCCTGACGCTTTACGACGCCTTAGGCGACGAGCTCCAACTCCCGCTGGCCGGCCCCATCCTCGACGGCCACGCCCGCCCGGCGCGCCTCATGCTCGGCCGCGCCGTCAGCGCCGGCCAGCCCATCAACGGCATCGAGATCGACTTCACCGCCGGCTTTGGGGAGAGCGGCGCCGAGGTGCCGGATACGCTGAAGCGGGCGATGCTGGTGCATGTCGCGCAGATGTTTGCGTTCAGGGGCACGGTCGCGGTCGAGGACCAGCCGGCGGATATTCCCGCAGGATACGACCGCCTGATCGCGCCATTCATGATCAGGAGGCTCTGATGCGCTCGGCCTTCTTCGATCCCGGCCAGATGACGGCGCGGCTGGCGCTGGAAGCCCCAGTCGAGACGCCGGACGGGCAGGGCGGCGCCACCATCTCCTTCAACGAAATCGCCTCGTTCTGGGCCCGCGTCGAACCGGTCAGCGAACTGCGCGAGGAGCAGGCGGGCGCCGATGTCTTCACGCTGACGCACCGCATCTGGCTGCGCTATCGCGACGATATCCAAGCCGGCATGCGGCTGCGTAAGGGCGCGCGGGTCTTCGCGATCCGCGCCTGGCGCGACCCGGATGAGCGCGGCAACTATCTCGTCTGCCTGTGCGAGGAGGAACCCGGATGAGCGCCGCCAACCAATTGCTGACAGCGATCCAGACCCGCATTGCCGACGACACGGAACTGTCCGCGATGATCGGCCCCGAAGGCCTGCGCGACCGCCTGGTCTCCGGCCGAAAACTCCCGGCCGCCATCGTCGCCGATCTCGCAAGCAACGACTATTCGACAGCGACCGAAACCGGCGCCGAACACCTGCTGACAATCGAAATCTGGACCGACGCCGGCGGCCGCAAGGAGGCCGCGACCATCGCCGAGCGCTTGCGCATGCTGCTGCATGACGCGCCGCTCTCGCTGGAGACCCACCACCTCGTCAGCTTGCTGCATCTTTCGACCCGCACTCGCCGCGAACAGAAGACCAGGCTGCATGTCGCCGAGGCCCGGTTCCGGGCGGGGACGGAGGTGGCGGTCGAAGTCTCCGGCGGCTGATGGCCCAAATCTGGACGTCGGCACCATATTGCTGTATAGACATTGTCCGTACGAATTTATGGGTCCGCATGCGGAGCGACTGACATGCCTGGCGTCAAGAAAAGCGAAACCATCAACCTGCGCATCGATACTGAGACGCGCGAGATCATCGCGCGCGCCGCCGCCGTCAGCGGCAAGTCGCTCACGGCATTCATGACCGAGGCCGCGTTTTATTCGGCGCAGAAGGAATTGCTGGATCAGCGTTTCATCGGCGTCGACGCGGCTGTCTTCGATGCCGTCGAGGGGCTTCTCGACGAACCGGCGAAGGTTAACGACAGGCTCGTCGCGCTGTTCAAATCCAACGCCGAATGGATCGACTGACGGATGTTTCGCAAGCCCGTTCCCCTTGGTGAACAGCATCTGGTCGATGATTTCGACAGCGGCAAGCCGGCGCTGGATAGTTTCCTGAAGGATATGGCGCTCTACAATCAGCAGCAGGAATATACCCGGACCGTTGTCATCGCGACCGAGGAGTACCGCGTCGTCGGCTATCACTCGCTGTGCGCGGGCATGATCAGCCGCAATAGCGCGCCGAGGCAGGTCAAGGGGCATCGGGCGCCGGGCGAAATTCCGGTTGCGCTGCTGGCGCGGCTTGCGGTCGATCGCCGTCATCAGAATATGGGGCTGGGCAGGGCGTTGTTGAAACACGCGCTGATGTCCGTCGTCTCCTCATCGCGTTCGGTCGCCTTCCGTGCCGTCATGGTTCATGCCTTGGACGATGAGGCCGAGGCCTTCTATCTCAAGTTCGGCTTCCGCGCCGCCAAGGGCCTTGAGCGCACGCTGCTTTTGCCGACGAAGGACATCGTCGCTTCGCTGGCTCAGGCGACCTGAGCGACCGGCTTGGCGCGGCGGATGAGGCTTGCCAGCATCAGCACGAGGCCGAAGGCGAGTGCGGCGAGCGTGCAGCACAGGGCCATCACCATGCCGGCGCTGGCGCGGTCGAGGATGGCGGTGAAGATGATGGGGGCGGCGGCGTTGGCGATGTTTTGCGGCAGCGAGAGGCGGGCGGCTTGCAGTCCGTATTCGCGCGGCGAAAACAGCGCCAGCGGTAGCAGCGCGCGGGCAACCGCCATGACGCCGGCGCCGAAGCTGTAGATCACGATGAAGCCGACGAGCAGCGATGTCGAGGGCGGGACGATGAGGATCAATCCGAAGCTCGCCACCATCAGGCCGATCCCGGCGATGGCGCTGACGATCGGGCTGCCGCGCTTGCCGAGCAGCATGTCCATGCCGCGCGCCGTTATGCCGATGACCCCACGCGCCGAGCCGAGTTGGAGTGCCAGCACCGGCGCGGCGCCGTATTGGCGCAGGACCTCCAGCAGCGATGGCGCCAGGCCGAAGGTGACGAAGCTCGATAGCGTCGTTGCGGCCGCAAGCAGCAGGAAGGCCTTGCGGCGATCATCGGGCGAAAGATCGACCGGCGCCGCATGCATCTCGGCGGATCCGGCTTGCGTAGTGGCCGGACGCGGCAGGCCGAAGAGATAGAGCGGCAGGCAGACGCACAATTGCAGCGCCGCGCAGATGACGAAGGTGATCCGCCAGCCGAAGTGAGCTTCGAGCAGGCTGAGGATCGGCCAGAACAGCGCGCTGGAGAGCCCGGTGAACAGCATCAACATGGCGATGACGCGTTTGCTGTTGAGGCCCTCGCGCTCGACGACGGCGGTATAGGTCGGCGTCGTCAGGCCGAGCGCGCCGCCGATGCCGATCACGATCCAGGAGATCGTATAGAGCACGATACCCTCTGTCGCGGCCAGCATGAGAAGGCCGGCGGCGAAGGTGACGGATGAGGCGGCAAGCACGGGCACGGCGCCGTGGCGCTGCAAAAGCCGGCCGATCGTCGGGCCGAGAAGCGCGAGCACGACCATCATAACGGTCAGGCCGCCGAAGACGATCTCGTTCGCCAGCCCGAGATCGGGCGCGATCACCCGACCCATGACGCCAAGCATGTCGAACGTCGTGCCCCAGCCGATGAGCTGCGTCACGGTGAGCACGGCAATCATCTGTGTCGAACGCAGGGGAAAAGGCCCGGGCATGGTGTGATTTCGGCGAATTGAGGGGATCGAAGCGGTCGTAGCATCTTCGCCGCCAGGTTCAAAGTGACAAGTCGATGACATCGCGGGCGTCCCATTGGGGCGCCCTTTTTCGTGGAAGGGATGAGGCCATGGTGGCGCAGAAGGGCAAGGATCTGCTGTTGAGGGTTTTCAACGGCACGGATTATGAAACGGTGGCGGGGCTGCGCTCGAAGCGGCTGGCCTTCAATGCCGAGACGGTGGATGTGACCGATGCCGAAAGCGCCGGGCGCTGGCGCGAGCTTTTGGGCGGCGCCGGCGTGCAGCGGGCTTCGGTGTCGGGTTCAGGCATCTTCAAAGACGCGGCCTCCGACCAGCTGGTGCGCAACGCCTTCTTCAATGCCTCGATCCTGAGCTGGCAGATTGTCGTGCCGGATTTCGGCAGCGTCACCGGGCCGTTCCAGGCGAGCGCGCTCGAATATTCCGGCCAGTATAATGGCGAGGTGATGTTCGAGCTGGCGCTGGAATCGGCCGGTGCGATCAGCTTCGAGGTGCTGTGATGGCGGGCGGGCGGCAAGGGGCCGCCATCGGGCGAAGAGCCAACCGCCGGCGTGGCGAGATCGAGGCGGAGATCGACGGCGAGCGGCGGGTGTTGTGCTTGACGCTGGGCGCCTTGGCCGAGCTCGAGACGGCGTTTTCGGTCGATAGCCTGAATGGGCTGGCCGAGCGTTTCGCCGGCGGCCGGCTGAGGGCGGCGGATATGATCCGCATCATCGGCGCCGGCCTGCGCGGCGGCGGCAATCTCTATTCTGACGAGGATGTGGCGGAGGCCGATATCGAGGGCGGCATCGGTGGCTATGCCGCGATCGTCGGCGATCTGCTGGTGGCGACGTTTTCGGGGGATGGCGCGGACGCCTCCGCGCGCCCCTTCTAGCCGCAGCGGGCATGAAGACGACGGACAATGCGGGGCCTGCGCCATTCCCCTGGGCGCGGGTCCTGCATGTCGGTCTCTGCCTGCTGCGGCTTCCCCCGCAATCCTTCTGGGCGATGACGCCGGTGGAGTTTCACGCCGCCGCCGGTGGCCTCTCGCCGCCACGACCCGCCGTCTCCCGCGCCGATCTCGATGGGCTGATGGCCCGCTTTCCGGACAGTCGGGCAAGCTTACACACGAGGAACGACCATGACCGATGACCAGACCGACCTCTCCGCCATGACCGACGAAGCCGCGACGCTGCGGCGTGCGCTGGACGATCTCGAGGGTCGCTCGCGCTCCTTCGGCTCGGCACTGTCAGGGGCGCTGCGCAGCGCTGTGTCGGGCGGCAAGGGGCTGGATGATGTGCTGCGCGGGCTGGCCAATCGCATGACGGATATCGTGCTGCAGGCGGGATTGAAGCCGCTGGAGACGATGCTCTCGGGCGCCGCCTCCAGCCTGTTCGGTGGTGCGGGCAAGCTGCTGCCCTTCGCCGATGGCGGTGTGGTCTCGCAGCCCACCTATTTCCCTCTCGGCGGCGACATGGGGCTGATGGGCGAGGCGGGCAGCGAGGCGATCCTGCCCTTGCGGCGTGGCGCCGACGGTTCGCTCGGCGTCGCCGCTTCAGGGGCGGGCTCGCAGCCGCAGATCGTCTTCAACGTTACCGCGACGGATGCCGAGAGCTTCCGAAAGAGCGAGGCGCAGATTTCCTCGATGCTGGCGCGCACCGCGATGCGCGGCCAGCGCAATTTGTGAGGATTAGAGTAGATGACATCCGGTTTCCACGAGGTGCGCTTTCCGCTGCGCCTGTCTTTGTCGACGAGCGGCGGGCCGGTCAGGCGCACCGATATCGTCAATCTCTCCAATGGCCGCGAAAGCCGCAACAGCCGCTGGCGCGATGCGCGCCGCAGCTATGATGCGGGCTCCGGCCTGCGCTCGGTGGCGGATCTCTACGAGGTGCTGGAGTTCTTCGAGGCCCGTGGCGGCGAGCTCTATGGCTTCCGCTTCCGCGATCCCATCGACTGGACGTCGACACGGCCGGGAGCCGAGATCGGACCCGGCGACCAGCCGATCGGGATCGGCGATGGCGTGGCCGTCGCGTTCCCGCTCGCCAAGACCTATGGCGATGCCGGGGCCAGCAGCACGCGGCGGATTGCCAAGCCCGTCGAGAACTCGGTCGTCGTCGCCGTGGATGGCGTGCCGCAGCCGTCGTCCGCCTTCGTGTGCGACCCCGCGACCGGCATCGTCACCTTCGCGGCGGATGCCGTTCCGCCGGAGGGTGCCTCGGTGACGGCGGGGTTCCTCTTCGACGTGCCGGTGCGCTTTGCGACCGGGCGCATCGACGTCAACCTCTCGGCTTTCAATGCTGGACGCATTCCCACCATTCCACTGATGGAGATCATGCCATGAGGCATATTCCGGACGCGCTCGCCGCGCATCTTGCAGGCGACGCCACGACGCTCTGTCATGCCTGGCGGGTGACGCGCCGCGATGGCGTCGTGCTTGGGTTCACGGAACACGATCACGACCTGACCTTCGCGGGCACCACCTTCCTGGCGGCGAGCGGCTTTTCCGCCAGTGCGGCGGAAGAGGAGGCGGGATTGCCGGCCGCCACCAGCGATGTCGCCGGCGGCTTTTCCAGCGCGGCGATCACCGAAGAGGATCTGAAGCGCGGCCGCTATGACGGCGCCCGCGTCGAGGTCCACCTCGTCAACTGGGCGGACCCAGGCCAGCACATACTCTTGAAGGTGCAGGAGATCGGCGACGTCACGCGCGATGCCGACCAGTTCCAGGCGGAGCTGCGCAGCTTCGCCAGCCGCCTCGGCGAACCACAGGGCCGCGTCTACGGCCGGCGCTGCGACGCCACGCTTGGCGATCAAAGATGCGGCGTCGATCTCTCGGCGCCCGCGATGCGCGCCGAAGGCGTGGTGGTCTCGGTGCCGGATGCCAGCCGGCTTTTGCTCTCGGGCGTCCGCGCCGTGGCAGACGGCTTCTTTCGTTTCGGTGTGCTCGGCTTTCTCGATGGCGGCAATCATGGTCAGCGGCTGGAGATCGAGACGCATGCGGTGAAGGACGGTCTGCTGGAGGTGACCCTCTGGTTGCCGCTCGAGGCCACGCCACGGGCGGGCGATCGCGTCGTGCTGACGGCGGGCTGCGACAAGGCCTTTTCCACCTGCCGAACGAAGTTCGCCAACCGCCTGAATTTTCGCGGCTTCCCGCACATCCCCGGCACCGATTTCGCCTACACCTATGCCGATGGCGAGACCCTTCACGACGGGAGCGCGCTGTTCAAATGACCGACATTTCAACGGAAGTGCTGCAGCTGGCCGAAGGCTGGATCGGTACGCCCTACAGGCATCAGGCTTCGCTCAAGGGCGTCGGCTGCGATTGTCTCGGGCTGATCAGGGGCATCTGGCGCGAGCTTTACGGCACTGAGCCGGAGCGCCCGCCGCCCTATGCGCCGGATTGGGCAGAGCGCGGCGGCGGGGATCGGCTGATGGAGGCCGCACTCCGGCATTTCGGCCCGTCGCTGCCGCTTGTCGAGGCAAGACCGGGCGATGTGCTCCTGTTTCGCTGGCGCCCGCAGCTCGCCGCCAAGCATGCGGGTATCCTGTCGGGCGAGCGGCAGTTCATTCATGCATACGAGCAGGCGGCGGTAGTCACTTCACCGCTGGTGCCGAGCTGGCGCCGGCGGATTTCGGGCGTCTTTCGTTTTCCGGAGAGATAGATGGCAACGCTCCTCTTCCAGGCCGCCGGCGCGGCACTCGGCGGCGTCTTCGGCCCTGTCGGCGCCATCATCGGCCGCGCGGCCGGCGCGCTTGCCGGAAGTGTCGTCGATCGCGCGCTGATCAACGGCCGCTCCACCGTGCGCGGCGCCCATCTGTCGAGCGCCCGCATTCCCGGCGCCGACGAGGGCACGGCGATCAACCGTGTCTATGGCAGTGTGCGCGTCGGTGGCACGCTGATCTGGGCGACGCGCTTCGAGGAGGAGGTGACCAGCGAGCGGCAGGGCGGCAAGGCCACCGGCGGCACCCGCGTCGAGAGCTTCCGCTACTTCGCCAATCTTGCGGTCGGCCTCGCGGAAGGGCCGATCGGGCATGTCACGCGCGTCTGGGCCGATGGCAAGGAACTGGATCTGACGAGGATCGAGATGCGCGTCTATCGCGGCGACGAGGCGCAGTTGCCCGATCCGCTGATCGAGGCCAAGCAGGGGGAGGGCAATGCGCCTGCCTATCGCGGGCTTGCTTACGTCGTCTTCGAGCGGCTGCCGCTCGATGCCTATGGAAACCGCATTCCGCTGCTGCAGTTTGAAGTGGTGAGACCGGTCGGCGAGCTGGAAAATGAGATCAAGGCCGTCTGCATCATCCCCGGCGCCACCGAGCATGGCTATCAGCTGGCGCAGGTCTCGGAGAGCCTCGGCGCCGGCAGCGCGCGCATTCTCAATCGCAACAGCCTGCGCGGCACGAGCGATTGGGATATCTCGATCGACGAGCTGATGGCGCTCTGCCCCAATCTCGAGCGCGTGGCGCTCGTGGTCTCGTGGTTCGGCACCGATCTGCGCGCCGGCCAATGCCGCGTGGTGCCTGGTGTCGAGGTGGCAAGTCGCGCGGAGGAAAGCAGGCCGTGGTCGGTCTCCGGCATTGGGCGTGGCGCGGCCCATCTCGTCAGCCGCAGCAATGGCGGCCCGGCCTATGGCGGGACGCCCGACGATGCCAGCGTGCTGTCGGCGATCGCCGATCTCAGGAGCCGTGGTCTCAAGGTCTATCTCTATCCCTTCGTGATGATGGATATCCCCGCCGACAACGCGCTCGCCGATCCCTATGGCGGCGCACGACAGGCGTCCTATCCCTGGCGCGGCCGCATCACCTGCGATCCGGCGCCGGGGCGGCCTGCTAGCGCTGACCGTACTGCTATCGCGCGCGGGCAGGTGCAGGCCTTCACGGGCAATGCGCAGGCGGGAGATTTCACGATTTCGGGCGGCCACGTGGCCTATCATGGTGGCGAGGAGAGCTACCGGCGTTTCATCCTGCACTATGCGCAGCTGGCGCGTCTTGCGGGCGGGGTCGATGGCTTCCTGATCGGCTCCGAACTGCGCGGGCTGACGCAACTGCGCGATGGCGGCGATGCCTTTCCCTTTGTCGAGGCGCTGATGCGGCTGGCGGGCGATGTCAGGGCGCTACTGCCGGCAGCCAAGATCACCTATGGCGCCGATTGGAGCGAGTATTTCGGCTATCATCCGGCTGATGGTAGCGGCGACGTCTATTTCCATCTCGACCCGCTCTGGGCTTCGCCCGATATCGATGCCGTCGGGATCGATAATTACATGCCGCTCGCCGACTGGCGCGACGACGATCTGGCCAGCGCCAATCCCGACGGCTTCCGCCTCGCCGACGATCGAGACGCGCTGATGGCGGCGATTGGTTCTGGCGAAGGGTTCGACTGGTACTATGCCGACAGCGATGCCCGCAAAGCCCGGGAGCGCAGCCCGATCACCGATGGTCTGGCCGGCAAGCCCTGGGTCTTCCGCTACAAGGATATCGCCGCCTGGTGGGCCAATCCGCACTACGAGCGCATCGGCGGCGCCGAACGCGCGGCACCGACGGCTTGGGTGCCGTCCGGCAAGCCGGTCTGGTTCACCGAACTCGGCTGCGGCGCCGTCGACAAGGGCGCCAACCAGCCCAATGTCTTCGCCGACCCGAAGTCGGTGGAAAGCGGGGCGCCGTATTTCTCCACCGGCATGCGCTCGGACAGCATGCAGCGCCGCTTCCTCGAGGCGCACCATCTCTGGTGGGCCGACGATGATGTGCCTGATGGCATGGTCGATCCCTCGCATCTCTTCGTCTGGTGCTGGGATGCGCGGCCGTTCCCGGCCTTTCCGCTGGCAACGGATGTCTGGTCCGATGGCGGCAATTGGCGCACCGGCCACTGGCTGAATGGTCGGCTCGGCGCGGGCACCCTGGCCGATATCGTGGCGGCGGTGCTGCGCGACCACGGCTTTGTTGATTTCGACGTCTCCGAGGTGAGCGGCGACCTGATCGGTTACGTCAAGGGCGAGCTCGGCTCGGCTCGTGACCTGATCGAGCCGCTGCTGCAGGCGTTCCAGATCGATGCCTTCGAGGATGCCGGCCTCCTGCGCTTCCGCTCGCGCACGCGCGCCAGCCTGGCGGCGATGCGGATCGAGACGCTCGTCGACAGCGAGAATGAACCGCTGTGGCAGGAGACGCGCGGCCACGACAGCGATTTCGCCGCCGAGGCGGTGATGACCTTCTACAATCCCGATCTCGATTACGAGCAGGCAAGCGCCCGCTCGCACCGCGCCGGTCAGGCGACGAGCCGGCTGATCAAACAGGATCTGCCTGCCGTTCTTGCCGAGGAGACGGCGCTCGATGCGGCCGAAGCGCTGCTGCGCGACAGTCGCATCGCCCGCCGCTCGCTGCGCTTCTCGCTGGCGCCGGGCCGGCTCGATGTGCAGCCGGGGGACGTCGTCTCGCTGACCGGTGGCCCCGATGGCCGCTTCCTGGTCTCGCGCATCGAGGATGCCGATGCCCGTCGCATCGAAGCGCGAGCCTTTGCGCCATCCGCTGGCGGTGCTCCGCCTGCGGTGACCGATGGCCGAAATGGCGGCGGCACCGCCTCGAACCTGTTCAAGCCGGTCGTGCATCTGATGGATCTGCCGCGCTTCGACGGCGAGGCGGCGACGAGCTTCGCGCGCGGCGCCGTCTTCGCCAAGCCATGGCGCACTGTCGGCCTGTCGTCATCGGCGACGACGGAGGGCTATCGGGGCAGGGCAGTGCTCGACCGTCCGGCAACGATGGGAGCGCTTGTGTCTGCACTGGCACCCGGCGTCACCGGCCGCTTTGACTGGTCCCAGGCGCTGATCGTCGATCTCGCATACGGCGAACTGTCCTCGGCGGCCGAGATATCGGTGCTGAACGGCGCCAATCGGCTGGCTGTGCGCTCAGTGAGCGGCGTCTGGGAGATCGTGTCTTTCCTGCAGGCCGAGGAAATCGCGGCAGGCCGCTGGCGTCTGACTGGCTTGCTGCGTGGGCTTGCGGGCACCGAGGACGCGATGGGCTCGGGCAGTCCCGAGGGCGCTGCCGTTGTGCTGCTCGACGATGCGGTCAAGCCGCTCGGGCTGCTGAGCAACGAGGCCGGCCTGTCGCTCAACTGGATCGCCGAGGCGGCCGGTTCGCTTGCGATGGCGGGGCCGTTCGTGTTCGCGGGCGGGCTACGCGCCGAGACGCCGCTCGCCCCGGTTCACCTGCGCTGCCGGCGCACGGATGCCGGCGATGCCGTGATCGCCTGGACAAGGCGCGGACGCGACAATGCCGACAGCTGGACCGGCGCCGATATTCCGCTCGACGAGCCCTTCGAACGGTACCGCGTCGAGATACTCGACAGCGCTGACATCGTGGTCCGGGCGGTGGAGGTCGGGACGCCGGAATGGACCTATCCGCTCGCTGACGAGGTGCTCGATTTCGGCGAGCGGCAGGCGAGCCTTGCGGTGACGGTCCGCCAGCTCGGCGAGCGCGTGCCGCTGGGATTGCCCGCGCGGGCGCGCTTTCAGACGTGACATTTCAACCGAAGGAGAAGGACGATGCCTGATTTGAAAAACTGGTACAGCTCGAAGACCATCTGGGGCGCGGTCGTTGCGATCCTCGCTTCGGCTTTGCACTTTACGGGTGTGGATATCGCACCCGGCGACCGCGGCCAGATCGTCGATGCGATCGTCAACATCGCCGGTGCGCTGGGTGGCCTGCTGGCGGTCTATGGCCGGGTGACGGCGAAGTCGGCGATCAAGCCTTGAGTCCAGGGGCGATTGCGGCACGGTGGCGCGAATGCCTCCGCCAACCGTGCCTTTCCGGCCACAGCAGCGGCGTCGGGTGCCTTGCGGCACGCTCTCAGGCACCTCCAGGGACCGGACATTACCTTGCATTCATTTGCCATTCAGGTCTCCTGAGTACATAGTCAGGTCAAGTTGGTATCCATTGAAAGCATAGCACATGGCCTCTCCTCTGAGCGTCGCAGCGTTGGCCGTTTGGCTGACG